CTTGGAGCGGAAAGTAACTCTGGCTACGATCCTTGGCACCATCCAGAGCACCTACACGCACTTCCCGTATCTGCGTAAGATTTGGCAGAAGAACACTGAGGAAGAGCGTCTCTTGGGTGTGTCGTTAACTGGCATCATGGATAATAAACTCCTCGGGCCTTCTAACGCAGGTCTCGACAAAACCCTGAAAAGGATGAAAGATGTCGCTGTTGCAACTAACGCTGAGTGGGCTGACCGTCTTGGTATCCCTGCCTCTGCTGCTATTACTTGTGTTAAACCTTCGGGAACCGTCTCCCAACTGGTTGACTCCGCGTCAGGTATCCATGCTCGCCATAGTGCTTATTATATTAGAACTGTTCGTGGTGATAACAAAGACCCTCTGACGCAGTTCATGAAGGATCAGGGTATCCCTAACGAACCTTGCGTTATGAAGCCTGAGACGACAACAGTGTTTAGCTTCCCACAGCAGTCTCCTCAGGGTGCTATCACTCGTAACGACATGACCGCTATTGAACAGTTGTCGTTGTGGCTTACGTATCAGCGTAGTTGGTGCGAACATAAACCATCTGTGACTGTTACCGTAAGGGATCACGAATGGTTGGAAGTTGGTGCGTGGGTCTACAAGTACTTCGATGAAGTCTCTGGTGTATCATTCTTGCCACACTCGGACCACACCTACCAACAGGCACCCTATCAGGATTGCAGTGAACGTGAGTACCTTGACGCTCTTGCCCTGATGCCTGAACGGATTGATTGGACTAAGCTGAGTGACTACGAGAAGGAAGACATGACCAAGAGTTCCCAGACGTTTGCTTGTAGCTCTGGTGTCTGTGAGATTGTTGACCTAACCTAACGTTAACACATCCTGAGCATGATGTTAAAAAACTGCTCATTTGTTAACATAAAGGAACGACACAATGCCTGCACTTTATCCTTTTCTAGACTTCCTCATGCTAGGTATCCTAGTCTTTGTCGCCTACAAAATCATCAAGTTGGATTAAGTAAATGTTAGAGAAGCCACGGGGTAAGCGGACGACAAAGTACAAGGGAGCACCCGAGGAGGCTACGTCTCGTACGGTAAGCCTAGTTCCCATGAACGACAATCAGAAGCTTTACATTGACGCCCTCAGTAGCCACCAACAGATCATCGTCTTAGGTCCGTCTGGTACAGGTAAGACTTACATTGCAGCATCGTACGCAGCGAATCTGTACATTCTCCGTAAGATCGACAAGATCATTATCACTCGCCCTGCAGTATCTGTCGGCAAGTCCTTGGGTGCTCTACCGGGTGACATTGGGGAGAAGTTTAGTCCTTGGCTGTCACCAGTGTTGTCGGTCCTTGAGGAGCAGTTGGGTAAGGGTGTCGTCGAAACTGGGGTCAAGAACGGTAACATTCAGATGGCCCCGTTGGAGTACATGCGAGGATCATCCTTCAAGGATGCGTTCGTACTAGCAGATGAGTGTCAGAACCTAGATGTGGCTCAGTTCAAGATGCTGGTGACCCGTATTGGCGACAACTGCAGATTGGTGATGAACGGTGATATCCGTCAGTCTGACATCAAGGAACAGTCAGGTCTGTCTAAGGCGATACACTTGGCTAAGAAGTACAGCATAGATGCCTGTGTCGTTGAGTTTGGTATTGACGACGTGGTACGTTCTGATATATGCCGACAGTGGTTGGAAGCTTTCTACAAGGAGAATCTCTAAGATGGCTAAATGGAAAGTTGTAGAGAAAGACGAAGGGTACGACCTCAGTGAACACATGGAAGACGTAGATAACGTCAATAGCCCTGACCATTACAACACAGGGTCCATTGAGTGCATTGAGTACCTTCAGGACAACATGTCTTGGGAAGGCTTTACGGGATACCTTGAGGGCAACTGCAAGAAGTACCTGCACCGTTGGCGCTACAAGACGAAGCCTCTGGAAGACCTAAAGAAGGCACGTTGGTACCTTGATCGTCTGATTGAAGAGCTAGAGGGTCCAGATGAGTGACGTAATCATGTATGGCTCTCTCTTCTTCGTAGCCTTCGTTGTCGTCTTGCTCTGGGTTCTTAGCGAAAGCGACTAACGCAAAACAAAAGGGGAGCGCAAGCTCCCCTTAAGTCATTCTAGAGTGTAACGTAGGTTACTTGCCCTTAGCCATAGGCTTCTTAGCGGCAGGTTTAACCTTCACAGTAGCCGAAGCCTTAGCACCTGCACCAGCTTTGCCTTTAGCAGCGCCTTTAGCTTTCATTCCCATCATCATTGTAGTTCTCCTTACTTCTTTTTCTTTTTGATTACATCAGCACGGTTAGGTGCTCCAGCAGGGACTTTAGCTCCTTCAGGCTTAGGCTTACGACCCAGATTAATGTTGCCGCTAGAAGAAATCTTAGCTGCGTCCGTCGCACCGTTGCCAGTGAAAGCGTTCTTGATAGCAGTTACGATAGCCATACCGGGGACAGGCGTACGGCCCTTAGGCTTAACCTTGTTGTCGGCACTACGCGAAGCACCTGAAACAGCCGACTTGGGTTTGGTGTTGGTCGTCATGTACTTGCTCTGCCGATCTGTTAACCCCACCCCGGTCAACCCAACTTCCCTGAGTGACGTTCTCTGGCTATCCGTCAAGCCAGTGGTCGGTTTAGATGCAGCCGCTGGTTTAGCCTTAGGGCGAATGGACTTCGTTGGTGCAGACGAGGTAGGTTTAGAAGCAGCCTTAGTCTTAGCTTTAGGGGCTGCAGCGGGAGCCTCAGCTTTGACACCAAACTTACGGGTTTTCACCGCCTTGCCAAAGCCATCCTTAACGATGTTCCCTTTGGAGTCCTTCATATCGACCCAAGTGAAGTCTTTACCTTCTTTGTAGTTGTCGTTATCACGAGCCATAGTTATTTGCCTTTCTTCTTAGCTTTACGAGCAGAGCTAAGTGCAATCGCCACAGCCTGCTTCTGGGGTTTACCTGCCTTCATCTCTTTCTTGATGTTAGCACTGATCGTCTTCTTGCTTGAGCCTTGCTTGAGGGGCATGACCTTCTTCCTCGTCAGTTGTCGTGTATTCTGTGTCGTCATAGGCATTAAGATTTACGCCCTGCGCTAGAGTTACGCTTGAAGGAACGGTTCTTCGAGGGAGCCTCAGCCTTAAGGTTACCCATACGGTTGTCGCCTGTACGGTTGTTCTTGTGGGCTACGTCCTTACCGTCACCCTTCGACACCTTACCAGCCTTCTCCATCTTACGTCGTGCAGCATTGTTTTCCGCACGTTTCTTCTTGGCTCTGTCGGAGGAGTGGTAGTTCTCGTACTCTGACTTATAATCTCTAGCCATCACCACTTCACCTTATCTGCCCAGTACGCTGCACTCATCTTACCCTTAGCGATGTTCTTAGCGTGACGTGCCTTAAAGGACTTCTGACGTGCCGTAGGTTCTTTATCACCCGACACACCTTGTTGACCAAAGCGGATAGTCTTCACTGTGTCACCTTCTTTAGCAACGACAACATGGGACTTGGTAGGGTGGCTAGGGGTCTTCTTAGGCTTATTGAAACCTGAGACACCAGCACGTTCAAGGCGAGGGTCTTTAGCCATCTTACTTCTTCCTTGCAGTCTTTGCGGATTCCTTGAAGGCTTTAGCCGTAGGAGCACCTTTAGTACCCGGCTTACGCATCTTCTCTCCCGAACCCTCAGCGATACGCTTACGCTTAGCGTTAATGTTGGCGTAAAGACCTTTAGCCATTGCTCTTCTTCCTCATTAGCAACTTAGTTGCGTCGACCTTTAGGTCTGAACAGATTAGTGATCCAACGACCAATCTCGTTAGGGCTAGGGAGGAGCCATCCTAAGATCAGGAGTAGGACAACCCACGGTGGTGTTTCTTGGATAGTTACTTCTGCTGTGTCGGCCTGCACTTGTGCTGTGTTAACGTCTCTGCCAGCTTCATTCCGGGTCGTCTGGCTTACCACTGCCTGAGAGTTCTCCTTGCCCGCCTGAACGTTGGCTGCTACGTTTGGACCCCCGCCCGTCAGAAGAGAGAGTGGACCCTTCCCACACCCCACCAGCAGACTTGCCGAACCAGTCCATACCAAAAGCAAGAGCAGCAAACGTGAATACTGGCCACACAAGGATTTCAATCGTGCTAGCATCTTTAGTCTCCACGACGTACACGAGCCAGACCAGTAGAGCTACAGCCAGTTCCCTCTTGTACGTCTTCATACTACGATAGGAAAAGCTTACGCTCTTCTTCCCTGCGCTTCGTGAGACCTTTCAGAGCCACACCCTTCTGCTTATTCCAACGGAGGAACTGATTGGCTGCACCCTCGTAGTCACCAGCGTTAAGGAGACGTAGGAGAGTGCTATTGGCGAAGCCACCCTCCCCAATGTTGAACACAAGGGACGACAAAGCATCGAACTGGTTCTGCGTAAGGGGGACGACAACAAGCTTGTTAACAGCCTTCTCGACCCAAGTGATGTCCTTACGCAGGAGTGATTCAGCCTGACCCGCAGTGATCTTCATACCCTGTTTTGTCGTATGAGTGTGACCGTAGCCAATGGTCCATACGTCATTAGGGGTCGGCATGTAGGCTTCCAGACGGAGACCCTCATGCTTCTTGATGATGTCGATGTTATGAACCTTCATGTACTTCTCACCCTTACCGAAGAGATTACTGACCCAAGCCACCACGGATCACCCACCCTATTGCTGCCATGATAAATCCACCACCAACGATCCAGAGAATCTTAGCTAGGTTGTCGTTAATGTTCGTTACGTTCTTGTCGATCTGGTCCATTTTCTGCTCAAGGAGAGCCAAACGTTTATCCATCTCAGCGATTTCCTTTTGAATGGCTTCTGCGTCCATTTCATTCCCCCGTAAGCTTAAGCGTTAACTGAACCGAGCCTACGTGCCGTACCGTTCTTACGGATCACGTAAATATCTCCATCGACGACAACAGTGTCACCTGCCTCAAGTTCCCCACGTTCTTGTGCCGCAAGGAACTCAGCATCTGATGCAAAGGTCTTATCAGGATCACCCGCGATCTCCTGAATGAAAGCCTGTACATCTTTGTCGACAACAGGGGCTTGACCTTCAGGAGTACTTACAGCTTGGTTTTCAGGTGTGGTCGTAGGGATAGCCTCAGGGAGAGTAGCTGCAGCAGCCTCCGTA